ATTTGACAGCTTGTCAAAGCTACGGAAGTCTGGTCTTTTCGCAATGCGCGCGTGAGGACCCGTCTTGAGTAGCAATTGAACACCCGGCGGGGTATTTTCCCGCCATGACAGCAGATGCACTTGCCCGCAGGCACACCCAACGCGCAATTGAAGTCCTGGAGGAAATCCTGGAGGACTGTGAGGTCGAGCCGCGCGATCGCATCAAGGCTGCAGACACCCTGCTCTGTCGCGGGCATGGCAAACCGCTGGAGGCCGTCATCCAGGTGCCCATGACGCGCCGTCTGGCCGAGCAGTTGCAGGGCATGAGCGATGCAGAACTCCTGGAGCACATCCAGAACGCGCCATTGCCGGCGCCGCAGCGCGAGCAGCCGGTCCTGGAGGCGGAGATAGTTGACGCCGACGCTCGGGACCCCCTGCTTGGCTGAGGACGCAATACCATCACAGGCATTCGCCATCGAGCTACTGCGCCGGCAGCGCTCGCGCGAGTCGCTGATACACTACGCGGCGCATGGCATCGAGGTGCCGGGAGCGCCGCCCTCTGCCGCGCTGGCGGAGTCGGAGGACAAGTTCACCGACTCGCCGCTATTCCAGCCGATTGAGACTCAGGTATCGCTGCTTCACCGGGTCATGCTCAAGGAGATTCAGACATGCATGGAGACACCATCAGGGCGGCTTATGATCTTTGCGCCCCCTGGCTCTGCGAAGTCCACGTACGCATCCGTGGTTGGTCCGACTTGGGCTATGGGAAAATGGCCGAACTCCAGAATCATTCTTGCTTCGTATGCGAGTACCATCGCGTACAAGCAATCGCGCAAGGCGAGGGCGATCTGCCGCCAGTCCGGATATTCGAGTATCTGGAGCGAAGCCCCGAAGCTGCTGGACGACCAGAGGGCTGTAGACGACTGGTCTCTTACGTCCGGCGCGCAAATGATGGCAGCGGGTCTACTCGCTGGCATCACCGGCAACCGTGCCACGGGCGCCGTGATAGACGATCCTGTTGCCAACCGCGAGAAGGCGGACTCGCCCATTGACCGGGAGAAGATTTACGCGGAGTACGTCGACACGGTGCTGACCCGTATGCTGCCGCATGGCTGGATAATCCTGATCATGACACGCTGGCATGAGGACGACCTGGCTGGGGGCATTCTGCCGGCGGACTACGCGGGCGAGTCGGGGCTGGTGAAGTGCCGCGACGGGCAGACGTGGAAGATTCTGTGCCTGCCGGCGGAATGCGAGCGCGCGGACGACCCGCTGGGGCGCCAACCGGGGGATTTCATCTGGCCGGAGTGGTTCCCGCGGGAACATTGGTCGAAGTGGCGCGACAATCCACGGGCACAGCGTACCTGGTCGGCGCTTTTCCAGCAGCGGCCGGCGCCGCTGACGGGCGTGCACTTCAATCGGGAAATGGCGCGCTGGTACGACCCGGATGTGCTGCCGGATTCGACGGAGAACGCGCGGCCGCAGCACCTGAACCTCTACGGGGCGACTGATTACGCGACATTGGACGCTGACGGGGACTTTACCGAGCACGGCGTCGCAGGCATGGACTCCAAGGGCAATTTATACTTGCTCGACTGGTGGTTTGGGCAGAAGGAAACCGATGTCTCGATTGCGCAGTTCATTCGCCTACTACGCTTTTGGCGGCTCGGAGGTTACCGAGTCCGCAAATGGACGGACGAAGGCGGTCCGATCGGCAAGGCCATTGGCCCGGCTATACGGCGGGCTATGCGCGAGGCCAACGAGTATGTGCACTACGAATCGCTGTCCTCGATCATGGACAAAACATTGAAGCTGCAGAGCTTCCATGCCCGGATGAGCGCCGGCACGGTGTACTTCCCGCTCAAGCGCCCCTGGGCGACACGCTTGCTTGATTTGCTGGTTTCCTTCCCGGCCGGCAAGCACGATGACGGCCCGGACGTGTGCGGGTTATTGGGCCGAATGATCGACACAATGCAGGACGCCCTAATTCCGGTTGCACCTGAGCGTGACTTGCTGGTACCTTTCTCCGCCAAGTGGGTTGAATGGGGTTCCGGCAATGAGCCCAAACGCGTGAGGTACACATCGTGAGGCACACTGTCGGCGTTCCTGACCAGGCTGTTGCGGCGTCTGCTGCACAGGCGTCTGCACCGTCCGCAGGCGCTGCGCAGCCGGCTGTCGCGGTGTCTGTCGGCGCTGCGCAGCCGGCGGCGCATCCGGCAAACCCGAGCGCGCAAGAGCAGCACCGCGAGGCGCTGAAGGAAGCACAGGCGCTCGCGGTGAAGCATGCTGTTGGAGTAATCCCGCCGGCAGTGACTTCCGTCGCGGAGGTACCCCCCAGCCCAAAAGCATCAGTGGCCGCGCCGCGGCCGGTGTTGAGCGCCAAGGTTACGATCCCCGCAATCAAGTCGGCGCCCAAGCGTCCGGCGCCGGCCGTTCCGTTCCAGGGGTCGCGCTACGCGCAGCCTCGTCGGTCAATTCCCAAGCCATAGGAGCTACCATGTCCGAAGTTACCACTGAGGTCGCCAAGGCGACTTCGTTTATCAGCAAGGCGGTCGCCTACGTTAAGGCGCACGCAGTCGGCCTAGCCGCTGCAGCCGGTTTCGTTCTCGGAGTGATCGTTCGCTCGATCGTCTGAGCTAGTGTCCAACGAAAACACCAACCCATCCGATGCCGATAACGGTGCGGACCCGCAAGCGCCCGAGGGCGATGCTCGCGTTGACAAGCCGAGCACCGGCCAAGACGCGCCGGACCCCAAAGAGGAAGCGCTGGTCAAAAAGCGCTGGCGCTGCTACGAGGACGCGCGGAAGTTCGATCAGAATTTCCGTAAGCAGATCGCCATCGATAGGCGCTACGCCGCTGGTACGAGTGATACCAGCTGGGCGGTTGATACGAATCTCATTGGGGCGTACATCGATATTCTCGTTTCGCTCCTTTACGCCCGTGATCCTGACGTTTCCGTCCGCAAAGCACCTCAAGCCAACGACGAAAGTGGCAAGCAGTTTGAGCAATTCGCCCGCACCACGGAGCTTATCATCTCGCACCTGTGGCGTAAGGGGAACCTGAAGCGCGCGGCCCGCAAGCAAGTGCGCTCGGTGCTATCGAATGCCGAAGGATGGCTGAAGTGCACGATCATCGCCGAAAAAACGCCGATGCCGGAGACGGATGTCGCGCTGAACGATGCACGCGAGACGCTTGAGCGGCTGCAGGGCGCGAAAAAGGAACTAGCTGACGACCAAGGGGGTGATCCAGATCTGGTTGACGCGGAGAAGGCCAAAGTTGAGGCGCTTATCGATGAGCTGGAGGAAAAAATCGAGGTGGCTATCCGAAAGTTCTTCGCGATCGACTTCATCAAGACTGAACGCATGCAGGTTTCTCCCGACGTTGAATTTGTGGCCGACTACCTAGACGCTGATTGGTGTGGAAACGAAATTTATATCAGCAAGGCAGATGCCATTTCGCGGTTCCCGCGGCTGACCGATGAGGACATGCGCGAGGCGAAACTCTACTACCAGAACGCGCCCAAAGAGCTGACCACGCGCGACGTGGACAACATTTTGCCGCAAGGCCAGCTGACCGCGGCGGATGCCGAGGGCATGACATCGAACAGCTCGGACCCGGAAGCCTACCCGTTCGTGCGCAGCGTCGAAATATGGGACCGCACTGAGAAGCGAATCTATACGCTGCTCGAAGGCGTGAAGAAGTGGGCAAAGGAACCTTTCGCGCCGCCGTATCCCACGAGCCGCTTTTATCCGTACTTCGGGTTGTTCTTCTACGAAGTGGACGGCCAGCGGCATCCGCAGTCACTGTCATGGCGGTTGTACAAGCTGCAGGATGAATACAGCTGCACCCGCTCCAACTTCCGCCTTTCGCGCGAGCGCGCCATCCCCGCGACGATATTTGATTCGACTTCAATGGAGGAAAGCGAGGTTCGCAAAATCCAGGAAGCAAAGCAGCAAGAGTTTATCGGCGTGCGGCCGAGCGATCCAAGCAAGCCGATCGGCAACAATTTCACTCCGAAACCCGTTTCTGCGATCGACCCCCGGCTGTACGACACGACGCCGATAATTCAGGACATGGAGCGCATGAGCGGCGTGCAGGAAGCCCTGCAAGCGTCCATCAGCGCAGGTATGCCTAAGACAGCGACCGAGGCTAGCATCCAGCAGTCGGGCACCAACGCTCGTACCACGAGCGATCGCGATCAGTTGGAATGGATGCTGACCGATATGGCGCAGTACGCGACCGAGCAGGCGCTTGAGGCGCTGCAGATTCGCGATGCGCAGCGCATATGTGGCCCCGCTGCCTACTGGCCGCATGGTATGGACATTGATGATTTATTCACGCTGTGTGAGATAACCATTGACGCCGGCAGCACGGGCAAACCGCGCCAGCAGATGGACCAGCAGGCGTGGGGCGTCATCCTGCCGCAAATCCAACAGACCATCAAAGACATCGAGCAAGCACTGGCGATGGGCAACAAACCGCTCGCGAGTGCGCTCACCGAGCTGGTCAAAGAGACCATGCTGCGCTTCGGCGATGACACCGATGTCGAGCGCTTCATTCCGCAAGTGCCGCCCCCCGGCTCACCCGGAGCCGGCGCGCCGCCGCACTCTCCGCCGGCCAAGGTTACGGTACAGCTCAAGGGCAACATATCGCCCGAAGCTGCGCAGACCCTTATCGCGCCAGAGTTGCAGCTGAACGGCAACGCGGCACCGAACACCCCGACACCGCCGCCCGGAACTGTGCCCTCTACTGGCGCAGCTCCGGCGCCGGGTCCGGGTCTGACACAGCAACCTGAAAAATTACCGCCCCACGGAGCCCCCAAATGACCGAGGAAACACTTGCACAGGCAGTGGATAAAGCACTGTCCGAGGTAACACCCCATGAGCACCACGATGCGAGCGCTGAAGTGGAGACTGAGGCTTCAGATGCTACTGCTGCCGACGAAACTACGGATGGTGAGAGTGAACTTGAGGCTGCTGGTGACAAAGATGAAGCTGGCGATAGCGATACGGAGGCTGGAAAAGGTGTTGAAGGCAGCGAGGCTGCCGATTCTGCCGGTCGAGAGCGCAACCCTGACGGTACGTTCAAAACCAAGGCCAAAGCTGACGGTGGTAAGGCCGACGCCGCCGAGAAGCCAGCCGACAAGGCCGCCGACAAGCGCGAGCCCAAGGCCGGGGACGCCAAAAAGCAAGCCGACCCCCTGAATGATCCAATACCGAAGGATGTAGCGCCTGCTACGCAAGAGCGCATCCGCTCGCTGGTTAAGTCCACCAAAGAAATCACTGCAGATCGCGACCGCATTCAGAGCGAAATGCAGCAGATCGTTCAAGGGGTGGCTAGTACCGGCACGACGCCAGAGCAGTTTGGCGAGGTGCTGGGCTTTTTATCAAAGTTCAACTCCCCCGATCCGGCCGCGAAGCGCGCCGCGATTGACGAGTTGGAGAACTTCATCGATCGTGCTAGCGCGATGCTGGGGATAGAGCGCCGTAGCAGCGACCCGCTCGCCGGGCACCAGGACCTCATCAGCGACGTGAACGCCGGCAAGCTAACGCGCGAGTATGCGCGGCAG